TATTGACCTGCTAGAACAGGTAATACGCACAAACTCTGGTGATGAGTACACACAGCAGGATCTAACAATAAATCGTATCAGCGTAAGCACGTACGCATCTATACCTAACAAGTTAACAGAAGGCAGGCCAATACAGGTCTACATAGAAAGACTTGTGGCTAATCCAAAGATAAACGTATGGCCTGTGCCCGATAAAAGTAACACTTACGTTTTCAAATACTATCGCATGAGGCGCATACAAGATGCGGGCAGCGGGGTAGAGACTCCTGATGTGAACTTTAGGTTCTTACCTTGTTTGGTCGCAGGGTTGGCGTATCACATAGCTATGAAAGAGCCAGAGCTGGCACCACGTATACCGTTGCTAAAAGAGATATATGAAGAGCAGTTCAGATTAGCAGCGGACGAGGACAGAATAAAAACTTCAGCACGTTTCGTACCACGTATGAATAGAGCGTACTAATGGCTAGTAGATTCGCTTCTGCAAAAAGAGCCTTAGCCGAATGCGACATATGCGGTTTTCAATATAAGTTACGCGAGTTAAAAAATTTAATACGCAAAGGTAAAGACACAAATTTAAAAGCGTGCCCTACGTGTTGGAATCCTGACCATCCGCAGCTAAAACTGGGCGAGTTCCCTGTAGATGATCCGCAAGCAATACGTAATCCTAGACCTGATAGAAGTTTAGGTGATGCTGGCAGTACAAGCAGTAGGCAGATACAGTATGGATTCAATCCAGTGGGGGTTGGACGCGACCCGTTTGGGCTTACACCAAATGATTTGGTTGCGACAGGTGAAGTGGGAACAGTAACAGTAACAACTACTTAGGTGATGTTATGAAGAATATGAGTACGGTAAAGCCAGTAAAAGAAGCTCCAAAGACTGACATGAAAGACGTAAAGACTACGGGAATCAAAATTCGTGGTACAGGCGCGGCTACAAAAGGTACTATGGCTAGAGGGCCAATGGCATAACCTATGAGTATGACTTACGCTCAGTTAACGGCAAACATACAGGACATTTGTGAGAACACGTTCACAAGTGACCAGCTTGCTTTGTTTGTGCAGCAGACTGAGCAGTTCATATATAACGCCGTTCAGATACCTTCGTTACGCAAAAATGTCACTGGCACCGCTGCTTCTGGTAATAAATACTTAGCTGTACCCTCTGATTTTTTGTATACGTATAGTTTGGCAGTGATAGATAGCAGTAGTAACTACCATTACTTACTAAATAAAGATGTTAATTTTATACGTGAGGCGTACCCCGTTGCGGCTACCACAGGGCTGCCAAAGCACTACGGTATTTTTAACGACGACTCGTTCATACTTGGCCCAACACCAAACTCAAGTTACACCTTTGAACTACATTATGGTTTTTACCCAGAGTCTATTGTGACGGCTAGTACGCTACCGTGGCTCAGTGAGAATTTTGATTCCGCACTGCTAAATGGCTCTTTGGTGGAGGCGTTGCGGTTTATGAAAGGCGAGCCTGATTTAGTGCAGATGTACGATAAAATGTTTGGGCAATCTATGACGCTCTTAAAACAGCTTGGAGATGGTAAATTAAGAAGAGATTCTTACAGATCTGGGCAGTACATAGAGGCTAAACAATAATATGTTTGTTGGATCAGAAGCAGCCGTAGGGCAAGTTGTAGTAACTACTACAGTTGAGAAAGGGCATGATCCTAGTTTCTGGGCTAGTAGAGCCGTTGACAGGATTGTATCTGTTGGAGGTAATTGCCACCCTCTAATTGCACAACAAGCAGAGGCTTTTAAAGAAGCAGTGCACAAAACAGTAGAGTTTTGCATAAAAGAAGCGGTAAAAAGTGATAGAACCACACTTATCGCAGAACTAGAAAAGCAAGGTCATAAAGATATGGCTGATATAATTAGGAGTCTGTAATGGCTATATCGACAGCAATGTGTACGACTTTTAAAAAAGAAATACTGGAGGCAGTTCACAACTTTAAGAACACAGGTGGCAGCACATTTAATCTTGCGCTGTACACAAGCTCTGCCTCTCTGGGCGCAAGCACCACAGCGTATACTACGTCGAATGAGGTATCGGGCACAGGGTACACAGCGAAGGGCGCAGCACTTACTCGCGTTGATCCTAGTAATGACGGCACCACTGGAATTACAGATTTCGCAAACTTGACGTTTAGCTCTAGCACCATAACAGCCAACGGCGCATTGATATTCAACGACTCTGCATCAGGCGACCCAGCAGTATGTGCGCTAGCGTTTGGTGGGGACAAAACCAGCACGTCTGGAGATTTTACAATTACATTTCCTACCGCAGATGCTAGCAATGCAATTATTCGTATTGCGTAACAGATGGCTAATGTTACTGGCTGGGGTAGAGGCACTTGGGGCGAAAGTTCGTGGGGCCAACCAGATCCTGTTGAGGTCACAGGTGTCGCAGGTACAGGTGCAGTTACGACTGTCACAGTCAGTGCAAGCGCAAATGCCGCTGTCACAGGCGTTTCTGGCACAGGGGCAGTCGGGTCAGTCACGATTGTTGAAGGCACAGGAGTTACCGTATCCCTTACGGGTGTGGCAAGCACTGGAGCCATTGGGTCAGTCACTGTCACAGGTGATGCAAGTACCAGCGTTACAGGAGTTTCTGCAACAAGTGCGCTCGGCGCTATCGGTGTACGTACACAAAATGTTGTCCCTGTTACAGGCGTGCAAGCTGGTGGTAGTATTGGCGAAGTCAGTGTCGCAGCGAGTGCAGGAGCATCGGTCACTGGAGTTGAAGGAACAGGTAGCACAGAACAAATTCTTGTTTGGGGAGTCATTGATGATACTCAGACGCCTAGTTATGCAGATGTGTCTACAGCCCAGACACCTAGTTATTCGACTATATCGACAAGTCAGACACCAAGTTGGACTGTGGTCACAGATGACCAAACACTGAGTTGGGCTGTGGTCACAGATGACCAAACGCCTAGTTGGGAAGAGGTAGCTTAATGCCACGTAAAGTGAAGAAGATTATCAAGGGACTAGAGAAAGCCTCTAAGACCCATAAAAAACAAGCTGAAACGCTCAAGAAGCATGTGGCCTCTATGAAAAAACCCGCTGTTAAACGTCGGAGAAGATAAATGGCAACTTATGTTAATGACCTACGCTTAAAAGAGATTGCCACTGGTGACGAATCAGGTACGTGGGGCACCAGTACGAATACAAATTTAGAGTTAATTGCAGAGGCTTTTTCCTTTGGGACGGAAGCTATTACGACTAATGCTGATACTCATACTACTACTATTGCTGACGGGTCTACTGATCCGGGCCGCAGTCTCTTCCTCAAATATACTGGCACTCTTGATTCAACTTGCACCATCACTATAGGGCCAAACACGGTCAGCAAGCTCTGGTTCATTGAGAACGCAACGAGCGGATCGCAGTCGATCATTATCAGCCAAGGCTCTGGTGCAAGCATCACCATACTGAATGGTCAGACCAAAGCGATTTACAGCGATGGTGCCGGGTCAGGCGCTGCGATGGTCGATGCGTTTCAAGACCTTTCTGTGCCTGATTTGTTTATTGACGATGACCTGACGTTTACCTCTGACAGCGCCGTCATCAGCTTCGGTGCGGATGCCGATACTACGCTTACGCACACAGACGGCACAGGTCTTACCCTTAACGGAACTAATAAACTCACCTTTGGTGATGTAGCTTCGTTCATACAGCAGTCAAGCGATGGCGTACTGCGTGTTGATGGCGAGGCTACGATTGATCTTAATGCGTCTACCGCCGTTACGGTCAGTAACGATCTTAAATTAGATAGCGATGCTGCTGTATTAGGTTTTGGTGCAGACAATGACGTAACTCTTACGCACGTCGCAGATACCGGCCTACTACTTAATAGCACGATGGCTATTCAGTTCAATGATGCTTCTCAGTTCATTAATGCCCCAAGCGCAACAGTTTTAGATATTAATGCAACAGACGAGATCGAACTTAACGCCACGCTAGTGGATGTAAACGCTAATTTAGATGTATCAGGCACTTACACTGGCGCTGGTTTAATGACCACTGGCGGCAATATAATTATTCCTGATGCTGGAAACATTGGGTCTGCTAGCGATACAAACGCTATCGCCATAGGCGCTGATGGAGACATAACGCTTACTCAAGATTTAGAATTACAGCATGATGGAGCAATACTATCTTTTGGTGCTGATGACGACACAACACTGACTCATACAGACGGTTCTGGCCTGACGCTTAATAGCACCAACAAGATCATGTTCAACGATGCGAGCCAGTTCATACAAGGCTCGTCTGCTACGGTCTTATCGCTGGGTGCGACGGATGAGATTGATCTCACGGCGACTGCTATTGATGTGAATGGCACGATGGATGTAAGCGGTGCATTGACTGCTGCCGGTTTGACTGTTGATGGTGATGCTATTATCCAAGATGCAACCCCAACATTAGAATTTAAAGATACTGACAATAACCTTATAGCATCAGTAGCTGGTGCAAGTGGTTCTCTTTTATTAAAAGCTGATACAGGCGGTGGTACTTCTGGTGAAAGTATGCAATTTCATACAGGTGGATCAGAACGCCTTAACATAGCAGCAGACGGCTCTTTATCCACACCAACCGCAGGAACATCCAATGTCCGCTTTGGTGTCAATGCAGGTAACAGTATTACCTCTGACGGCAACTACAACGTGGTTGTGGGCGATGAAGCGGGTACGGCTTTGACTACGGGTGATAACAACGTAGCCATCGGGTTTGAGGCGCTCAAGACTGAGGATGCACACGGTAGTAACACCGCTGTTGGCTATAGGGCGCTCAAGACACTAAACGCTGGAGCAGAGGCATATAATGTAGCGGTTGGAGTTGACGCAGGTCTGTCAGTTACTACGGGAACACAGAACACTCTCATCGGTGGTCTTGCTGGTGATGCTTTGACTGATGCTGATTTTAATACATCTATTGGTTACGGGTCTTTAAGTTCAGATACGCTAGGAAGCAGAAGTACGGCTGTAGGCTACCTAGCACTTAGCGCACAAAACATGACTACGGCTACAGATGCCTATAACACCGCTGTTGGAATGTTTGCGGGAGGCTCAGTCACCACAGGCGTTAAAAATACCTTTTTGGGAGGTCTAGCTGGCGATGCTATAACCACAGGTTTTGAAAACGTAGCAGTCGGATATGATTCTTTAGGGACAAATACATTAGGTTCGCACTCTGTAGCTATTGGCCCGTCTGCTTTGAGAACACAAAACTACGGCACTGCTACCAATGCTTATAACACGGCTGTTGGTTCGTTTGCTGGGTATGCAGTCACTACGGGAATCCAGAACACTTTTGTGGGTGGTCTTTCTGGCGATGCAACGACAACGGGTGTAAGAAATACGGCACTTGGGTATGGATCTTTAGGAGCCAACAGCACAGGAGATTTTAACACTGCTATTGGTAGAACCGCTTTAGAAAACAATACAACGGCAGATGGCAACACCGCTGTGGGCGTAGCATCTCTAGCTCAAAACACTGAAGGTGCAGACAATGTTGCTGTTGGTTATTTAGCTTTAAATTTAAACACAACGGCATCAAACAACACCGCAGTGGGTAAGAGTGCAGGTGGGGCAGTCACTACGGGAGCAAACAACACCCTCATAGGCAGCATATCTGGTGATGCTTTTACAACCGGGGCGCGTAACACGGCACTTGGTTACGCTACTTTAACAAGCGATACCAAAGGTCGATATGCTGTTGCTATCGGTTATGAAGCCTTACAAACCCAAAATTTTACTACAACCA